GATCAGCTGTTGCTGTCGTTGCCATGGATACGTTTCCTGAACCATCTACACTAGCTGATCCGGTTACTGCACCTGTTAATGCTAAAGTTCTGGCAGTTGCCCAAGTGCTGGCTGTACTAGAGTTTCCTGTACAAGATCCTGCTGATCCTGAGGTATTACCCGTTACATTACCAACTACGTTACCGGTTACATTACCAACTACGTTACCTGCTAAATCACCTGTAAAGTCAGTCGCATGAATCTCAGCCCACTTCTTAGAAGAAGAGCCTAAATCGTATGTATTTGTTGCATCAGGGATAATGTCGGAATTAATTTCTCCGCCAATGGTAACATTATCTGTACCAGCATCACCTAATGTAATTGTGCCGCCATTTGCGGTCATTGTGCCAGTGATAACTGCGTTACCTCCGACATATAAGTTGTTTGTTGTTGAAATACCACCAACTACCCTTAGGGCACCAGTAGTAGAGCTTGAGGCAGCAGTAGTGCTAGCTACTACGAGATCAGCTGTACTATCAATAGTAAGCTGGCTTCCCGAGTGTGCATCAATAGTATTTACTTTTAAAGTAGACATATTTTATAATTCCTTATTTATGATATAGATAAATTAGCACCTGCGCCAACATCTAAAGTTATTCCTGTAGCTACATCAACTACTCCTGAAGAAGAAGCGTTAAAGTTAGCAGCTACGGTGTAGTTTGCTGTAATAATAGGTTGAGTAAGTAAGAAAGGAGGATTACCTCCATCTACTTGCACTCCGCCTACGTATAGAGAGGTACAATTAACTGTTCCGGCTACATCTAATTTATAGTCTGTATCCGGTGTTGCTGTACCTATTCCAACAGTTGAGGTATTGTAAATAAACGTACCACTATCAGTCCAAATATTTGTAAGAGTTGTATTCTCCCACTTACTATTTGAGCTGTTATACTGTAGTACTTGGTCATTTGCTAAACCACTAACACTAACATCATCTAAGGAACTTACATTTCGAGTGGTTAACTCCAATATATTATTGGACGTATCTCTTACGAATAATTTCTTATCTGCTAAGTTAATAGCGATTTCACCTGCCTCTAGGTTAGCCGTACTAGGTACATTGCTAGAGGTGGTGGTTCTTTTCGGTTTAAATTTAATTGCCATGTGGCTCCCTTAATTTAATTTGCTATATAGCTGGGTTTATGAAGTGACCTATATAAGGTCTAGTCCGTTGTTATTAGATCTGAAACTTTTAATATTGAACCTGTACACACTTTAACAACTACATCCACTGCTATTGAGGGATCTGAAGTTGACTCAGCGTTATATGTACAAGGTATATCGTAACTTTCAGATATTAAAGAAGCGGATTCTGCGAACCACCCCGGACCTACTTTCTTACCAGTGGCAAGAGTTATCTGTCCGGAAGAGTTAAATCCTCCGCCTACTTCTAACATATAAGTACCTGAGTGGGTATTTTTACCCACTGAAGTTTTACTAGAGGTACTAGCCTCAACATAGTAAGTTCTACCTACGCTGGTACTCCACTCACCTAAGTCTCTGGTGTAGTTTTCCCATCTACTATTTGCACTGTTATAGTGCATTAGTTGTTCGTTGCTAAGACCAGATAAGTATATATCCTCCAAAGAGTTTACAGTTCTGGTTGTTAGTTCTAGTATGTTATTGGACGTATCTCTTACATATAATTTCTTATCTGCTAGATTGATTGCGATTTCGCCCGCTTCTAAATTAGAAGTAGTAGGAACCGTTCCCGCACTAGTAGTACGTTTTGGTTTTATGATATGATTCATACTGTTTCCTATAATAATAGGAGGCTATTGCCTCCTATTATCTTACTCAGAAGCTTCCGCCATCTAAAACACTAGCATCTAATGATGCTGTTAATGTTCCTGTAACGACCGCGTCTCCTCCAACATTTAAGTTTGTTTGAGTTGATACACCTCCGGCTACTCTTAAAGCACCTGAAGTGCTATTAGTAGATGCGGTAGTTGCCTCGATATTAAAATCAGCAGTACTGTCCACGTCAATTTTGGAGCCGGTATATGAATCTAAGTTATTTACTTGTAAAGTTGACATAAGGTATCCTCTATTCTAAACTTTTTTGAAAAATTGACCAATCTAAGTATAATATTATACCTAAATTGGGGTTATTTGTCAAGAAATAAATTTAGAACGTACCTCCGTCTAATTCATTAGACCATTCGGGAGCTGATGCACCAGAATTCATCTTCATAAATTGACCGCCTGTACCTTTACTAAGTTTAGAAAGCGTAGTTGCACCTGTAGCATACATAATATCACCAGAAGAATAACTAGAAATACCAGTTCCTCCATAGCCTGCGGCTACAGTATCACCCTGCCATGTACCTGAAGCAATTGTACCTAAAGTGGTAATTGCAGCTTGTCCAGCCCATGTAGTATTAATCTGTATTGAGTTAGCATTAGCTGTAATACCATTTCCAGCAACAACATCAATAGTGTTACCAGTCTTAGTCATACCAGTACCGGCAGTAAGTTGTCCAGCACCTGAGAACTGAGCGAATGTTAGTCCAGTTGAACCAATTGTAACATCTCCATTATTTGTAACTACCCAACCAGAGTCAGCATTTGTAGTACCTGTTTCAACAAAAGTGAATGTTCCACCGCTTACTTCAGAACTTGCATCGAAGTCTACAGCTCTTGTAGGGGCACCTGAAGCATTTACAGTATAAATACCATTTTCAGAAGCAGTTGACTGATTCTTAAGGAAAATACGGTCACCAGTAGCTAAAGTAACACCATCAACAGAACTTCCATTATCAAAAGCTGAAGCTAAAGTACCGTTAGCTGTAGTAGCTACACGAACTGAGTCTTTAACATCTAATCCAGTTTTAACTGCGTCTACATATGCTTTAGTAGCTGCATCTTGAGCCTGTGAAGGATCTGCAACGTTTGCAATTCTGTTTGCGCCCATTGAAACTGTTTGTGAAGCAGAAACTGCTAAACCGTCTAATGTACCTACTGTAGTAATATTTGCTTGAGCTGCTGTTTGCAATGTACCTGTTACGTTTGTAGCAGTTAAATCACCTGAGCCTAAGTTAATGTCTTTGTTAGCATCTACAACTAAAGCCTTAGAAGCAACTGCAGTACCTGCTGTTGAACCGTCTAAAACATTTATTTCTGCTGAAGAAGCAGTAACAAGTACGCCACCTAATTTAAGACCATTTGTACCATCGTGAGATGCAACATCAAAGTCATTTGAGCCATCAGCAATAGTAGAATCACCATTAACTGTTAAGCCTGTTAATGTACCTAATGTAGTAATATTGCCCTGTGAAGCTGTAGCTATAGAACCTGTAAAGTTCGTAGCAGTTACATCACCAGTACCTAAGTTAATGTCTTTATTTGAGTCTACAACTAAAGCTCTTGAAGCTGTTGCAGTACCTGCTGTGACACCTAATTCGGTTGCTGCTACTTTATCTGATCCAATTGAAGCTACACCAGCAGAAGTAATAGTAATGTCACCTGACATTGCAACTGACTCCCAAGAGTCCCCATCTGCAAGCATTACATTACCAGCAGTAGCTGTATCTGTACCAACGTTATCTAATTCTGATAAAGAGTTAGAACCTAAGTACTTAGCTGCAATTTTCTTGTAAGAAGATGCTGATGCGTCATAAATAAGCACATAGTCATTAGTACCATCAGGATTAGCAGCTAGAGCTGTTTGACCTGTGATAACATCTGTATGTACCATTGCTTTTTGTACAGCATTAGACCCAATAGTAGCGGTTAATGTAGCGTCTGTTAAGTTTGTTAGTGTTGCTGAACCTGATAAGTCTCCGCCTAAAGTGATCGTTGGATCAGCTGTAAGTGCGAAATCTAAAGTGTTATCAGAGTCTTGGTAAGTTACTGCAATACCTGTTTCAGTATTTCCAGTTACCATTGCTCCTACTGCGTCTGCGATGCCTTCAGCACCACCAATTACAGTTACGTTGCTGCCGCTTGTACCAATAAATAAATTATTGGAA